CTTTTGGTCGAGGTTAAATTGATTAAATAGTTTATTTGTATATAGCAACTTTGCATTCAACAAATTAACTTCGTTAAGTTGATCACGGAGATATTGAACCGTTTCCATTGCTTCGTTCAATTCAGCTTGAAGATTTTCGTCAACCTTTTCATCTTCAATCTTTTCGTCAACTTTTTCTTCTTCCTTGTCTTCTTCTTTTTCTTCATTGACGATTGATTCATCAACTTCTTCTTCTTCTTCTTCTTCACCTTCGGTGATTTCTTCTTCATTCAAAGAATCAAGAAGTTCTTGTAAATCAACGATTTCATCTTCACTTTCACCTTCTGCTACTGGAGCAGGTGCTGGTGCTTGTGCAGTTGGGTCTACAGGAGCTGGTGCTGGTGCTGGTGCAACTGGTGCTGCGTCAACTGGAGCAGGTGCTACTGGAGCAGGTGCTGGTGCAGCTGCATCAACTGGAGCTGGTGCAACTGGAACATTTGGATCAACTTGGCCTGCTTCATCCAATTCACCTTCTAGTTCAGCTAAAATTTCATTCAATTCTTCATCAGTAATTTCAACTGAATCATTTTCTTCTGAAATAGTAGTTTCATCCATTGTAGATTCATCTGCAACGGTTGATTCTTCTGCGATTTCGTTTTTTAGTTTTTCTGCTAACATAGCTTCTAACTTTGGTTGGAATGCTTCTTCCAATGCTGCTTTTGCATTTGCAAGTGCTGTAGCACGTACAGCCTTAGCGTCAGCAATAGCTTCTTTTAATAGATTTGACATATTATTTTCCTTATTTGTGTGAAGTTATTGAGGATATGAACTTCAATGAAGATTAATTAATTATATGTTGCGACAAAGGAAATGTCGTATTACTATTAAATAAATATAAATAAAAAATTGAAAGTATAAAAAATTATTGATATTTATAGTATTATGCCATACAAAATCAAAGGTAAATGTATCTACAACAAAGACACTGGTAGAAAATTAGGATGTACTGACGGTGATGTACAAAGATATTTACGAGCATTATATGCAAATGTACCAGATGCAAAAAAGAATGAAATACGAACAAAATTGACAGAAATATTTCGTAGATCATTCGCAAAACCAATTGTTGAAACTGCCGAATTAAATAAAAAGAATGTTAAATTCAGAGATGAATTGAATAAGAATCAAGGTTTAGATTTCAAACCATATGAAGTTGCAAAGATTGCAGAAATTACAGGTCCAGTAAATAATAAAAACGTTGGTTTTGGTATGGAATTAAGTTTTGATAAAGAATTTAATGAAAATACAATTAAGTTTGTTATTAAAAAATTAACAAACGAAGAAGACGATACAAAAAATTCTTTTAAATATGGTGTGTGGTATACTGAATATCAAAACGAAGAAGACTTTGATAAACCATCCGCTGAAATTCGTTACAAATTATCTGATCCAATTCCAAATGATACTGGAGAAGGTGAAATAAAAAATAAATTATATAGTTTTATAAAGAATGCAATTAAAATCAACAACTAATTATGACGCATTTAAAATCATTTATCAAAAAAGAAAGTGAAGAAAAAGAATATAGTATTGATGACTTTGATCATCCTAATGGTTGGGATTGGAAAGAAGTAGATATGTTATATGGTATGGGATTTGAACCAGAAGGCGATGCTAGAGTAGTTTTAAAAATAAAAAATCCAGACCGAATGGATGACATTACTTATAAAATTTATAAAAATAATGACGGTTACGTTTTATTAATAAATGATACAAAACATTTATTTAAAACATTCAATGATATGTTAAATAAAATAGATGAACTTGGTTCTGTAGAAGTTTAAAAAAATAAACCCCACTGTAAAAAGTGGGGTTTTTAGTTTATATATTGTTTACTCAGTTACTTTTAATTTCAAAATATTTCTCCAAGATATTTCCCATATCTTCATATAAACTTACCATTTCATTGTTTTGTTGTTGACATTTTGCAGCAGTTTTCTTAAACGCTTCAGACATCTTCTTCAATTCTTTGAAATGACGAACAGCAGTATTTTCTTGCATCCAATCTCCACATTCATTTAATGCATACGTTTCTGCATATTGAGAGATTTTATCAATGTTTTCTGCTACCTTCATCAATTGATGATATTCATAAAGAATCTTACCATATTCATTATAATTATTTACCAATTCGTAAAGAGCTTTCTTTTCTTCTTTAGTAAGAGTCTTTACTGGTGCAGGTGTTTCACTAACAGCTTGTGGTTGTTGTGATACTTGTTGAGGTTGTTGTTTAATCCCCAATGTTTCTGCTATTTCGCTTAATTTAATCATATGATATAAATATTATCTTAATTTGAAATTATTCTTTTTTCCTTCTTTAAACATATCTCCAGGACCTTTTTTAACTGGACTTGTTTTCTTATCAACAGGAAGATCACCGAGAATATCTTTTCCTTGGAATGCTACATCAATTTTCTTATTGAGTTTAATTCCTTTAACGTTTTTATTAACAATTAAATTTGCTAATTGAAGAAGTTCTTTATATAGATTTTTTAATTGAACAGTATCTCCTTTAGCTACATCAATTGATTTAGCCATTGTACCTAAATCAACTAACTTTGATAAAAAGAATTTTGCTCTGGATAATTCTTCCGTACTTAAATTAGACTTATTTTCTACTTCTTTAATTTGTGGAGGAACTGCACCAGCAGGAGCAGCACCACCTGGTGCTTGTGGTTTTCTTACACCAAACATTTGTCTTAATTCAAACGTTGCACCAATAATAGATGGCATTACAGCAGAAATTTGTTTTGCTAAATCGCTATATTGTTTAATATCTTCATTTACTTGTTGTAATAAAGCAGATGGATCTCCAATTTGTTTTCTAAAATTGGCAGAATTAGTGTTCAAAATATTATTGAGTGTTTTTAAGAATACTCTTAATTGTAACATTGGTGCTTTATCTCCAACTACACCAGTTGCTTTTGCATCAACAAGACTTTGAATTCTTGCAGCCAAATCACTAGCAAATAGTGGACTACTCTTAATTCCATTGATATGTTTAACCAATGAAGGTTTAACTTGTCCTTGATCTTGTGGTTGTTGTTCAGGAGCAGCTTGTTGTGGAGCTTCAGTAGGGGTTACATTTTGATTTATATAGTCAAGAACATTTTTGAATCTTGTTCCTTGACTTTGCATAAATGCAACAACATTTTCTGGCTTTTGATTGAACATTTTACCTAAATCAGCCAAAAATTCATTATATGCTTTTTGTTGTTCTGCATTTAATGCTTCATCAAGTGTTTCTTCGACTCCTTCGTTCCACTTTTCTTCTAAGTTTTCGTTTAACGATTTCTTTAAAACATAAGTATTGTTGTATGATTTGACGAACATACTTTCTTTATTTTCTCTAAATAAAGCCTTTGGTCTACCTAATGTATCTTTTGGACCAGTATATCCTCTAGATTTATAATATTGTGCTTGACGATCTGCATCAAATGCAACTCTATCTGCACGGGTATCACCAGTTGGTTTCCATGATGCTGCTGGAGTAGCAGGAGCAGTAGGATTATCTTGACCTGTTACTGCAGGTTGTTCTGGTGGCATTGTATTTCCTTTTGGAACTTCGTCCCATCTATTTGGTTCTGGACTAATTGGTTCAATATCATCAGGTGTTCTTGGTGCTGGTGGAGCAGGAACAGCAGCTTTTGTCTTTTTTACTTGAAATGCATTTGGACTAACTTCACCTGCATTATCAATAGCAGTTGATATAGCATTTACCGCTGCACCTCCTAAGCCAGCAAGAGCGCCACCAGCTACACCTTGAGTTAAACCAGACATTACGGCATCACTTGTACGACGACCTTGAATCTTTGCTAAAGCAGCATTACCAATACCGTTTATTGCGGCACCAGCAGCTTGACCTACTACTGGATTTAAACTGTAAGTTGCTGCAGCAACACCTGCACCAAATGATAAAGCAGCTAATAAGAATTTAATTTTACCAGGATTTTCTCTTATACCTTGAATGATTTTATCTTTAAGAGACTTCGGGACATTAGGAGTTTTTATTACGATGTCTTCGGCTGTTTTTTGATCAGGAGCAGGATTTGGATCAGTCTTAGCCTTATTATCTAAATCTTCAATGTCATCAACAATTTTCTTTTTTAATCCTTCAGTACCAGGATTTGATGCGCCACCAGAAGATTGTTTTGCTTTTTCAAATTTTTGTTTGAAACCTTTTAGTAATGATTCAACTCCTGCATCTTTACTATCTGCGGTTTGTGTACCAAATCCAGAAAGATTCTTTATTCCTTGTCCTGCACGAACTGCACCAGCTTTAACACGGTCAAAGAAACCTTCGTCCATGCTTTCAAGTAACATTTGTTCATTTTGATGGAAATAAATACCAGTATTTACACCCATATCATAACATTCTTTTAAGAATGATTTTGTACCTGAATCAAGACTTCTAAATTCTTTAGATTCAAAAAGAATGTCGTATTCTAATTCAGCCTTTAATTTAATATTTTCAATAAGAATGTCGTTCATATTATTTAATTTCTCCTAAAATGTCTCTGATTAAGTTTTCAACTTTTTCCCATTTGTTTGTTAATGGGTTTTTTACAACTCCTTCTTGTAAAGATTGTTCTCCAGATGGAAACATAAATGCACCTTTAGTCGATGGATTGCTTACAAAGTCAAATGCAATCAATTCAAAATCATCTTGAACTTCATCAGTACCTTCGTGTACATTCTTTTTTACACTTCCCATTCCTCTGGAACTAATACCTAATTTGATACCACAATTAAGTAATTCTTTTAAAATATTACCACTTGGAGTAGTTAGAATTTCTACTTCTCCCATTAAATCATTACCATTCCAGTACATTCTTTTAACGTTATGACTTACATTCTTTAAGTTGACAACGCTACTATCTGGATGATCTAATTCGCCTAAAGCTCTACGTTCTTTGATAAAATTTTCATCATATTTTTGAGCTTCTCTCATTAAAATTTCTTTACCATAAACTCTACCGTTTTGGTTTTTAGCTTCGGCTCTTTGTAATACACCTTGTACTACTAAAGGTCCACCTTTGGACATTGCTTCATTGAGAACGTTTTTGTCTACGTCAAATGTTATACAATCTACTAATAATTGTTTATTCATATTATTTATACTCCTTTTGTTGCAGTGTTTGTTGGAACAGCAGGTGCAACAGGTGTTGCAGGAGCTTGTTGTTGTTTCTTTCTTGCCGATGGTGTAACAACTGCGTTACCTAAAATCTTAATTTGGTATGGTGCTTTTACAAAGTATTCACTTTCTTTTTGTTTACCTTGTTCTCTTCCTTTTACTATGATAACATATTTTTCATAATAAAAGTCAATGCTTACACCAGAAACATTAACTATATAGTCTTTTTCTGGTTGACCGTATCCTTTTGATGCTCTTAATTGGACTTGTTTGTTTCCAATTTTACTTAAAATCTTATTTTGAAATTCACTCTTGTTTTGTAAAGTAGATTGTGATACTCTAGTTTCAAAATCAGTTAATTCTGGCTTAACATCATATAAATTTGGGTCACCTTGACCTTGTTCTCCACTTTGTTGTGGTTGTGCGTTTGGATCTGCGGCTTCATTTACTGGTTTTGCAAGAGTATAACCAAGTGCAGTAGCTACATCTGGTCTACCTTTTTTATTTTTTGATACCCATGTTGGTACTCTTGGAACACCGGCCGATCCTTCTCCACTACCTGCAGCAGCAGAAGTAGTGATTTCATCTACTACTTGTTTAATTAATTCTTTAATCTTTTGTTTAAAAGATTCATCTGACTTGATAATTTCTTTAGATTCTTCCATATTAAAGTTGATTTTTGATTTCTTTTATCAATTCATATGATAATAATAAAACCATTACTTGATTATCTTTAACGAGATTAAATTTTTTAACATTATCGAGTTGTTTTACAGTTTCATTAATTTTAATTTTAACAACATCATCAGAAACTTTAGATGTTAATTCTGACAATTGTTTCTTAACATTTGTTACTTCATTATCAATTAACTTCTTTAATGAATTTGTATTGCTGATACTATTAATATACTCTTTTAATAAATTCTTTTGATTAGAATCTAAATCTTTATATTTTTCATTTAAAGACTCAACTAATAATTTATAACTTAAAAGACGAACTTCTTCATTTTGTTGTTTATAAACACTAATTAATTCGTCTTCAGTTTCTTTATTTACTTTTTTAATACCGCACAAATTTTCAACAATACTAGTTCTAGAAGAAACAATTTCCTTTACATCAAACTTGGAATTTTTGTTAACATGATTTTCAAAAATTTTATATATTGATGCCAATACTTTATAATTCTTAATACTGGATTTGAATAAATCGTTGATAGGATAAATGTCTTTAATTTCTTTGATTAAATTATATTTTTCTGAAGCTAAAGATTTTTGATTGAGTTTATCTCTTTGTTTTAATACAATTTCAATGTATTTTTCTGCTTGAGTTTCATCTTTTGCAACTTCATTGACAAGAAAGTTGTAAAGTTGTAGTTCTTTGCCTAATTCTTTGTTTTCTGCGAAATATTTAAACAGAATATTTTTGGCAAAAGATTCGTCTTTACCAGATAAAATGTCGGATGTCACTTGACGAGTGAGCAATTCAAACAATATTCCTGTGTTTCTAAACTTTGAATGCTTAGCTTTGTGCATATAATTTAATCTTCGTTATTTTATAAATATAGTAAATTTATAGTAAAAATCATTTTTAATATACTATTTACATGGATTATTCAATAATATTTTTTTCGTCTAACATTGATAGACTTTTTGTTTCGTTTAATAGTTCTGTTTTGATTTGATTTGTTGTTTTTAAAAAGTCATTTAAACCTTCTAAACTCAATGGAGATTTGGTCTTAGATCCTTGTCTTAACGGATCTGTTTGTGATTGTGATACATTTTCTTTGTTTCCTAGTGGATCATAACCGAATGTATTGTCTTTTCTCTTTTTATGAGAACCTTTTTGTGATGGTCTTTTGTATGATCTTAGTGATTTTTCAGTTAATGCAGGAGTTTCACCTCCACCTTCTCCACCGGCGGGTTCTCCACCTGCTTCACTTCCAGCTTCTGGGGTTGCACCAGCTTCTCCACCAGCTTCTCCGCCGGCGTCAGCGCCCATATCACCACCACCACCAGTTTCTCCGCCAGAACCATCTTCTGGTTTGATTTTATTGAATGGTTTAGCCGGATCAATGCCTTCATCTTCAATTTGTTTGAATCTGTAAGATTGTTTTGCATCTTCTACCAAGTCATTCTTTTGGATATCAACATCTTCTTCAGAAATCTTGAATACATTTTCATATATCCATTTCTTACTAAACAATTTGGTTTCCATCATATCTTTGGAAAGATTTACTTTATCTTGCCAAATAGCAATCTTTTCTTTTTCAAAAATTACAGACGGATTAGTCAATTCCAATGTAAAATCAACCAATGATGCATCTTTATATCCTTGAGCATACAAATGTACCATTGCAATTTTGTTCAATTCACTAATTAAAATTCTTTGTACTCTATTTACCGTTTTGGCAAATCTTACATCTTCACTTGCAAGTGTTGCTTTACCACTCAAATCTTCTTCATAACCCAAAAATGCCTTGGGAATCTTTAATGCAGCTAACATCTTGTTACGAAGATATTCAATATCATCAATGCCATTGAATTCCATACCACTCAATGGTTCAATACTAGTACCACTATCACTACCACGAACTGGTAAATAGAAGTCTTCTACCATGTTTTGAAGATTAAAACGAAGATTGTAGTCGCCGGTTCTTTCATCAATATATGGGACTTTCTTCATCTTATCCATCAATCTTTGCATATATTGGTCAACTTCTGCTGGAGGAATATTACCAACGTCAACCTTGAAAATTCTCTTTTCTGGAGCACGCATTACACGATGAATTAACATTGCGTCTTCCATCAATGATAATTGTTTCCATACTCTTCTACCACCTTCAATAATACTCTTACCATATGGAATAAAATTACTATCACTCAACATTCTAAAATGAGCAACTTGATAGTTTTCCAATTCTTCTAATCTACCACCTTCTGGTAAATTGATTTGGAACTTAACATAGTTCTTGTTTGTTAAATCACTATTTTCTACACGGGTAACATTGTATGCACTAATAGGTTCTACCATGTATACACCATATTCTGGACTAATATACATTTTTAAATAGAAATCCCCATACTTTACAAGATTTCTAGTCCAACTCCACATATTAAATTCAATATTAAGAATATCATAAAACAAATTATAAAGAATCTGTTTAATGTTATCATTACTTGAATGAATAATAAGAATTTCACCCAATTCATTCTTAGTTACACTTTCATCTGCGTAAATATCCAATGCAGAACTAATAATTGGGTCCATGTCCATTGTATCATAATCACGGAATAATTCAATACGAGCAGCTTGATAACTTAATGTAAAGTCTCTGCTATATTGATTATATGAAGATGTTCTAATTCTATTAAAACGATCTCTAAGTGTATTACGGTCTGTAGCATACATTACTTCATCTGTATCTACCACCTTTAACTTCTTACCACCAATATTACGAATTACCGCATCAGTGGAAAAAAGTCTCTTTAACTTTGAATATAAAGATCTTTGTTTTAATATTTGAAATTCTTCGTTTGCCATAGTTTTATATATATAAATATGTTACAATAACCAAGTTAGGTTTTCTTTTTTATCTGTAGTTTTTCCTGTTGTCATTTGCCATGCTTCTTGACTACTCACTGATTGAGCTTTATAAATATTTTGAGATCCTCCAATTCTGGTAATCCCACCCAACATTGATCTATTTAAATCCATACTTTGTTGTCTTAGTTTTAATGCAGTGTCTCTAACCCATAAACCAATACTCATTGCCATTACCAAATCGTCATTATAACCTTTCATTGCAGCTACTTTATTACCATCCCAAATGAATACGGATAATTCATCCAAAAATCTAAGTGATCTAACTTCTACAGATCTTTCTCTAAAATAAGTTTCTAACTTTGAAATTAATAATGGTCTAGTCTTTTGACTATTAGTAAAACCAGGAATCATCTTCTTTTCATCTCGGTTAACTTTATTAGTCAATTGTCTTTCGACATCAACATATTGTAGGTCTGCACTACTATAGAACGTATTTGGATATTGTCTATCTATTATTTGTTGTAAAACTGCCCATCCAATATTCGCATTTTCAACTATAAGTAAAGCATTATTATATTCTGTAGCTACACTAACCAACATATTACCATAATCTTTAGTGCCAATTTGTCCTTTATATTCAGCAACTTGTGTCAATGATTCTACATCAAGAACTTGAAATGCACTATAATCCGCTCCGTCACCTCTAGCAACATCGGCACTAACTATATAATTTCTACTATAATCAGGATATTCCCATATCCAATAGCCATGATCCATTCCTCTCATTTCTATTGGTTCTTTTACTTTACTTTGTTTGTAAAAATCAATAGTAGCCGCATCAACAATTCCATTACCAGTAGTACTAAAATCACAATCACATTCTTGTGCTGCACCTTTTACACCAGATAATTCTGTTTGTTTATCTCTCCATGTTTGATCTCTTTCTGGATGTAAATTCCAAGGAAGTCTAATAGTATTGAATTTATTTTCCTTAGCCTCTGCTTTTATCCATGTTTGATGAAAGAAATTACCAACACCGTTTGGTGTACTTAACATGATTGCTCTACCACCAGTACTTAATGTATATTGGGCAGACAACCAAATTTCTTCAATGTTATCAATGAATGCTGCTTCGTCAATAATCAACAATGACAATGCAGAAGAACGACCTGATGTACCAGCAGATGATACGGCTTTAATCTGCGAACCGTTTGTCAATCTTAAACTTAATCTATTATCTTCTTGTTCTTTTACTTTTAACCATGAAGGAAGATTATCATTAGCAAATCTAACACGGGTAACAATTTCCTTAGATGTTTCTTGGTTAATACTAATACAAAGAACATTTTTATCTTTATGAAATACCATTAACCACAAACTATATGCTGCGGTTAATGTGCTAATACCCATCTGTCTAGACTTTAATATAATATTAAAATCATGATCGACTAAATCAGTTAAAGTCTTTTCTTGAAATTCATACAAATCAAAGTTTACTGTTCCACGAATAGGATGTTGAATTTTAACATACTTCTTCATGAAATAAATCGGATCTACAAGACATTTCTTGTATTCTTCTTTAATTACTTCTTTAAGTGTTTTAGGCGTACTCATTGATTTAATCTATCCAACACCAATTGTTTTGCTTTTTTCTCAATTTCTGGG